ATGGCTGGTTTGTTTCCTACTGATCTTAAAGAATATTGCACTACCTTCAATATTTCATTTTTTGACATTCATTTTTGTTGTGTCTTTTGCAAACATCCTGTATCTTTGCAAGGTTTAGCTGATTTTTATTGTAAAGGATTAAGCTTGCTTTGGAAAAATAATAACTGTTATGCTTGCTGTCAATTGTGTTTAAAAACTATTGCTAAATATGAATTCGAACAGTATTTTACGTGTTCTGTAAAATGTGATATGATTGAAGCTGTTGTGACAAAACCTTTAAAAGACTTAGTTGTACGTTGCAGATTTTGTTATAAATTGTTGGATTTTGCTGAAAAACTAGATTGTTGTGCTAGAAATTTTGATTTTTGTTTAGTCAGAGGGCATTGGAAAAACGTGTGTAGGCTGTGCATTCGGCAAGTATGAGAGGGGAGCAACCTAATATTAGAGATGTAGAATTAAATTTAGAATCTTTGGTTCTACCAGAAAATTTATTAAGCAACGAGTCATTGTCACCAGATACTGAAGGTGAAGAGGAGGAGGAGCTGTTTCCCTATAGAATAGACACCTGTTGCTATTCTTGTGGAACAGGTGTTAGGCTTTGTGTAGTTGCTAGCAATACTGCTATCAGAGACCTTCAACAATTGCTTCTTGTGGAGTTGAGTTTGCTGTGCCCAGGGTGCTCAAGACAGCAGTTTCAACATGGGAGAACTGGATAAAGGTACTGAAAATTTATTAGAAGGTACTAGTAGTTGGTTTATGACAGAAGCTACTTGTGTAGATAATATTGGTACTTTAGATGAACTGTTTGAAAATAGTACAGATGGTTCTGATATTACAAATTTAATAGATGATGAAGAAGTGGAGCAGGGAAATTCCCTGGCATTATTTCATAGTCAGGTAACGGAAGAGGATTCTAGTGCAATACTAGCTCTAAAACGAAAGTTTAGAACCTCTCCGGAACAACAGTTAGTAGAATTAAGTCCGAGGTTGCAAGCGTGTTCTATAACTCCTCAAAAAAGCAGCAAAAGGCGATTGTTTGGTGACAGTGGCATAGGAGAAGATGAAGTTACAAATTCTGTTGAAAACCTGGTAAATACTGAGATAAATAATAGTGCTGACTCTGATGTTACTGTGATTTCAGAAACTCAAACCTTTGATGAAAACTTAAATTTGTTAAATAATTCAAACTATAAAGCAATCCTTTACGCAAAATGCAAAGAAAAATTTGGTGTGTCTTTTGCAGACCTGAGTAGAAATTTTAAAAGCAGTAAAACATGTTCAGATGTGTGGGTAATATTTGTACATAGTATAAGATTAGAATTATTAGAGGCTTCCAAAGTACAACTGCAACAGTATTGTGATTATTTACAATTAATTATTTCTGAATTTAGTGGATTGTATTGTATTTTATTTAAGAGTGCAAAAAATAAGGAAACTATTCAAAAGTTATTTTGTAAAATGCTAACATGTACTGATTACCAAATGTTGCTAGATCCACCTAGAACGAGAAGTTTACCTGTAGCATTGTACTTTTTTCAAAGATCTTATGGAAATGCTTCTTATAAATTTGGAGACTTTCCTACTTGGATAAAAAGACAAACTACTTTAAATCATGAAGCTGCAGCTTGTGCTGACACATTTGAATTAAGTCAGATGATTCAGTTTGCTTATGATAATAATCTATTAGAAGAATCCACAATTGCCTACAGATATGCCTTAATGGCTGATACTGATGCTAATGCTGCAGCATTTTTAAAAAGTAATATGCAAGCCAAGTTCGTAAGAGATGCTTGTAGCATGGTTAAATATTATAAAAGACAAGAAATGAAAGATTTAACAATGTCTGAATGGATTTGGAAGTGTTGTGACGAGTGTGATGAGCAAGGAGACTGGAAAGTCATAGCACACTTTTTTAAGTATCAAGAAATTAACTTAGTTAGTTTTTTAACTGTTTTAAGAATGTTTTTAAAAAGTATTCCTAAAAAAAATTGTATGGTATTTTATGGACCCCCTGATACAGGAAAGTCTTATTTTTGTAACAGTTTGATACAGTTTTTAAAGGGGAGAGTTATATGTTATATGAATAGAGCTAGTCAATTCTGGTTGCAACCTCTAATTGATGCAAAAATTGGGTTTTTAGATGATTGCACCTACCAGGCGTGGTCCTATCTAGATGTTAATATGAGAGGAGCTTTAGATGGACATCCAGTTTGTATTGATTCAAAACATAAAGCTCCACAACAGCTAAAATTACCACCTATGTTGATTACAACTAATATTGATGTGCAGAAAGAAGAAACATTGTTTTATTTAAAAAGTCGATTGCAATTTTTTCATTTTCCAAACAAATTCCCTCTTAAAAATGATGGGTCTGTGGTTTATGAAATTACTAATGCAAATTGGAAATGTTTTTTTAGCAAACTGGGCGTGCAAATAGATCTGACCCCTAAAGAAGATTCCCAGAATGAATCAGGCCGACCTGACAGAACGTTTCGATGCACTGCAGGACAGGCTAATGAACCTATATGAGGCTGGACTTAAAAATATTGATGCTCAAATTGAACATTGGGAAATTATAAGAAGACAATATGTCTTATTTTATTATGCTAGAAAAGAAGGCTATAAGAACCTAGGTTTACAGCCATTGCCTGCATTAACTGTATCAGAATACAAAGCTAAAGAAGCAATTCAGCTTGTATTACTTTTAAAAAGTTTAAAAAACTCTCCATTTGGTAATGAGGATTGGACATTAACTGAAACAAGTGCTGAATTGTTGCTTACTCCACCTAGAAACTGCTTTAAGAAAGATGCGTTTATTGTTGATGTTTATTTTGATCACAATCCACAAAATTCCTTCCCCTATACAAATTGGGACAGATTATATGTGCAAGACGAGGATGACAGATGGTATCTTACATCAGGACAAGTAGATTATAATGGATTATACTTTGTGGACAATCATAATGAAAAGTCATATTTTACTTTATTTACAACTGATGCAGAAAGATATGGCACAACAGGAGAATGGACTGTTAAATATAAAAATGAAATGATTTCTGCCTCTGTTGATAGCTCTCGGCCGTTCTTCGCCCCTGTTCAAGGCTCCTCAAGGGGATCAGCCAGTACCTCCGGCAACACCGTATCTAACCAGAAAGCATCTCGACAACAAGAAAAAGAGGGAAGAGCTGACTCAACCACCCCGTCGTCGGCTGAGCTTCGACGCAGACGAAGGAGAGACCAACAAAGAGAATACGATACCAGAGGATCCAAGAGAAGAAGAACAGAGCAGGAGGCAGACTCTTCTGGAGTACCTGCTTCACAAGTGGGCCGAAGACATAGAACAGTACCAACAACAGGTCTTACGAGACTTGAGAGACTTGAAAGAGAGGCTGAGGATCCCCCAGTACTCCTATTAAAAGGTCGAGCAAACGCTTTAAAATGTTGGCGAAATAGATGTGACAAATATAGACATCTGTTTACTCGTATGAGCACAGTTTGGAAATGGGCAAAGGAGGAGGAATTTTGTGATTGTAATCAAAATTATAGTAGATTGTTAGTTGCTTTCAATAGTATACAAGATCGCTCACTGTTTTTGCAAAAAGTGAATTTACCTAAGGGATGTACATATTCTGAGGGTAATTTAGCCTCTTTGTAAAATGCAAGCTAATAAAAGAAGAAAGCGTGACACTGTAGAAAATATATATCGTAGCTGTAAACTTGGTGGTGATTGTCCTCCTGATGTAGTAAATAAAGTAGAAAATAAAACACTTGCTGATATACTTTTGCAAGCATTTAGTAGCATAATATTTCTTGGTAATTTAGGTATAGGAACTGGGAAAGGGTCTGCGGGAAATGTGGGTAGCAGAATAATACCAGACACCATAGCACCTACACGTCCAACACGTCCAGGAGTAACAAAACCTACCAGACCGTTTTCGGTACCTCTTGATACAATAGGCAGTGGATTGCGTCCTGTGCGCCCTGTTGACCCTGTAAATGCTAGACCTATTGATGTTATAGATCCATCCAGCCCTTCAATTGTCACTTTATCAGAAAATATACCAGATACTGTAATTACTTTAGGAGAACCAGGAGTAACAACTGGTGATGTTGGGCAGGTTCCAGACATAAACATTTTTACAGACACCACATCTATTACAAGTCACCCAACAGTTACAGTAAATGCAGAAGAAACTGCAGTGATACAGGTTACAGCTATTGACCCTCCTCCAACAAGGGTTATATATGCAACTCCAGATTTAGATAGTAATCTAACCATAGAATCTAGTATTGGTCATATTGATCCTAGTTTTACAGTTTTTGTAGATCCTTTAAGTACTGGAAACACTATAGTACTGGGGGAAGAAATACCACTAGAACCTATAAACCCTAGAGCTGAGTTTGAAATAGAAGAGGCACCTCAAACAAGTACTCCTGGGGACACAATACAAAGAGTATATAATAGAGCGCGGGAATTTTATAATAGAAGGGTGCAACAAATTCAAACTAGAAACGTGAATCTATTGGGTGATGTTTCCCGCGCAATTCAGTTTGGATTTGAAAATCCCGCCTTTGATCCTGAAGTGACAGTACAGTTTGAGCAAGATGTAAATGAAGTTAGAGCTGCTCCTGATCCAGATTTTGCAGATATCCAAAAAATTGGGCGGTTACATTTGACAACTACTCCTAAAGGAACAGTCAGAGCTAGTAGATTAGGAAGTAAAACAGGTGTAAGTACCAGACGAGGTACAATTTTAACACATGATGTGCACTACTATTATGATATAAGTGATGTAGTACCTGAGGAACTTGAGTTATCTACATTTGCTTCCAATGCTGATGTAAGTCAGAGTACTCAGACCACTCAAATTGACATATCATCTTTTACACCAGAATACTTGGTACCAGAAGAGAATTTGTTAGATTCTTATCCAGAAAACTTTGAAAATGCGCAGATAATTATACCAGGGATTTCAGAAGAAGATGAAGAGTTTCAAATTCCATTATATAAACACACTCCTGTGTTTGACATTAATAATAGTGTAGTTGCTACAGCATATAATACTAATCACAATTATATACCTATTCCTCCATTTCCTGTTATACCAATTATGCCATCAACTGATATATTTGTGTATTCAGAGGACTTTTATTTGCATCCAGCTTTGCACAAAAGAAAACGTAAACGAATAGATTATTTTTAATTTTTTGCAGATGTCTCTGTGGCTGCAAAACTCTGGAACAGTATATCTACCGCCATCAAAACCCGTGGCTAAAGTATACAACACAGATGAATATGTGCAAGGCACTGGTTATTACTTCCATGTAGGAACCAATCGATTACTGATTGTTGGACATCCATATTATGATATTTATAGTCCAAATGATGACGGTAAAGTTATAGTACCAAAAGTGTCAGCTAATCAATACAGGGTTATGAGACTAATGTTGCCAGACCCAAACAAGTTTGCTATAGCTGATGGTTGTGTTTTTAATCCTGAGGCTGAACGTTTGGTTTGGAGGCTAACAGGTATAGAAATTGGTCGTGGTGGTCCTTTAGGTATAAGCCCCACGGGACATCCTTATTTTAATAAATATGTAGATACAGAAAATCCTTCTGCATATCCTCCTAAAAGAGAAGATGATAAGGATTACAGAATGGATATTTCTATGGATCCAAAACAAGTTCAGTTATTTATTGTTGGTTGCGTACCTCCAACCGGTGAATTTTGGGATACTACCAAACCGTGTCAAAATAATCAAGGCAGTCCTGGAGATTGTCCACCTATAGAGCTAAGACACACTGTCATACAGGATGGAGACATGTGTGAAATAGGTTTTGGCAATGCAAACTTTGAAAATTTTCAACAGGACAGAGCAGGTGTGCCTTTAGAATTAACAAATGAAATTAGTATTTGGCCTGATTTTTTAAAAATGACAAAAGATATATATGGAGATGAAATATTCTTTTATAACAAAAGAGAACAAATGTTTTCTAGACACTCATTTGCAAAGGCAGGAATTGATGGTGACACTTTACCTACTACATCTTATTTACATCCAAATAATGAAGATAATAATGTGGCCCAAAATAATTTAGGTCCTTATTCTTATTATTCTATTCCTAGTGGTTCTCTGGTATCTAGTGATGCTAATATGTTTAATCGACCATATTGGCTACATAAATCATTAGGTGCTAATAATGGCATTTTGTGGGGTAATCAGTGCTTTGTCACAGTAGTGGATAATACCAGGAATGTAAATTTTAGCCTCAGTATTAAAAAAGATAATCAACCTATTGATGACAATAATTACAAGTATAAATCTGGAGATTTTAAAAACTATTTAAGGCATACAGAGGAATATGAAGTAGAAATGATAATAGAATTGTGCAAAGTGCCTTTGAACGCTGATATTTTAGCTCATTTAAATGTTATGAACCCTGATATACTTGAAGATTGGGATTTAGCTTTTGTACCCCCACCTCCTGAAGGTATCCAGGACATATACAGATATATTAAATCTGTAGCTACTAAATGCCCTGCAGATATTGAACCACCTGAAAAGAAGGATAAATGGTCAGAGTATACCTTTTGGACCATTGATCTGAAAGAAAGAGTATCTGCAGAATTAGATCAGTTTGCGTTAGGAAAAAGATTTTTATATCAAAGTGGTATCTTGAGAAATAAAAAAATAAACAACTGCCCCCAAAGTTTAGCTTGTAAATCATGTCCACAGACTACTTGCAAAAAGGGAATTAAGAGAAAGCGCCGATGAATGTGAATTGTACCAACTGCGGTACTTTTACTGTAAACTGTATTGCAATGTGAATAAACAACTGTGAATAATGTTTATACTGTGAATGCTATTGCACTGTGACCTTCGTAGGACATTGTATTGCACTGTGACCTTTGTAGGACATTGTATTGGAATGCTGCTGCAATAAAAACAACTTACATATTTGCTGACTAATGTATTAATTTGAGCGCCCACTGGTCACTATATATAAAGGACATCTCCAACATAAAAGTATTGTGTATCTACTACAAAGGTGTAAAATAGCTTTGTCAGCATTGCTGGAACCGATAGTGGTATTTACTGCTGCAGGGCATAAAAATATACCGAAAACGGTCGTGCAGATCAGTATCAGGTGAGTGCAAGTTCATACAAAAGGTAACGAGCCAAAGGTTTCGCGCCAACCAGAAACGGTCCTGACATGTACCGGGAGTGGTACATTTTTGTTATTTATCTCATCATTGTTGGCAACTATGATTTCCTGTGAAATAACACGTTACCAACTCTGGTACATATAAAAGTCGCAGCTTTGCAAAATTCTTTCTTTCTCTCCTC